GCATATCGGCTGCTGCAAGATGTGGATCGGGGGAGACACGGGGTTCACCCACGTTTTCGCGGCCACGCATCCTAAGCGGCCGCTGATCGCCATCTACGGCAACGACGCGCACGACCGGGCGGGATTCGAGGACGAACGCCTGCGCATGCGGGCCTGGTGGGAGCCGGGGAGTCCGGCGGGGTTGTCGTCCGCGTGGTGCAGCGACCCGCTTAGTCTCAATCTGCGCAAGTTCGTGATGACAGACCATCGCTTCGATATGGATGCAGTGAAGCGTGAAGTTCAGGATGCGCTCGACTTCGCGATTATTGAGGGCGCGAAGGAATGAAAACCCTCGTTCTCACCGGCAGCACGAAGGCCATGCGGGAGATCCACGACCTCACTGTCCGCAGCAAGCGGGATTGGGCCGCGATGTATGGTTACGATTTTCTCGAAGTCCGTCAGTGGAACGACGAGCCCGCCGTGGTCTGGCAAAAGATGGCCCTCATTGAGCGCATGATGGGTGATTACGAGCTGGTGGTCTGGCTCGATGCGGACACCGTCGTGACGAATCCGGCGTGGAAAGCGGAGGACTTTGTCCAGCGCGAGCAGGCCGTGGTCTATGTCTCGGCCGATTGGGGCCCGTGTCCGGACGAGGACCGGTGGTTTTGGTTCAACACCGGCAACATGATCGTGCGCTGGACCGGCATGGAAAGCGTGCGGCTCTTCGAGGCCATGTGGCAACGGGGGCGCGACAAGTGGTGGAACGTGTGGGGCTTCGAGCAAAGCGCGCTGCAGGATCTCAAACGCGACCCGGCCTTCGGCCATCTCATCAGCGTGCTGCCAGGCAAGATGCTCAACGCCGTGCCGCGCAGCGTGCAGGAGCACACGCACAATCCGTGGGACTCGACCGATTTCCTCGCCCACATCACCGGCATTACCAATGCCCACCGGCTGCAGGTCGTGCGGGAGGGATTCCACTGATATGAAAAACGCACTCGAAATTGCAAAATGGCTGGCGGTCCTTCTGATCCTTCTCGGGCCCATTGCCCTCGGAATTCTGAAGCTGTTGGCGCTTTGGAAATACCTTTTTTCCTGATATGTCCCTCGAAACGTCAAAAGCAATGCACCGCCGGTGGCGGGAGGAGTCCGTCCCGTGGTGGAAGTATTTTTCGGGGCGGGGTATCGACGTCGGCAGCGGCGACGATCCGCTCTCGAAGGATCCGAATATCATGGGCCGCGCGCTGGCGTTCGATCGTGACGACGGCGACGCGAATCACTTGAGCCGACACGTTATCTCTTTCTTCGATTTCATTCATGCCTCTCAGGTCCTGGAGCACATGCATGATCCGGCTGCTGCTCTGCGCGACTGGCTCACGGTGGTCAAACCGGGCGGTTACATCATCGTGACCGTGCCGGACTGGGTGGCCTACGAGGGTATGGTCTGGCCGAGCCGGTGGAATTCGGACCACAAATCCACATGGTCGATGATCTATCGTGGCAGCACAGCGCCGCAGCACATTTACATTCCGGAGTTCCTGTCCGGTCTGGCCGCGGCGGCGTCAGTCGAGTTGGCCCGCTTCGTCGATACGAACTACGATTACACTGTCGGCACCACGCGCGACCAGACTCTGGCCAGCGAGGACCGCGTGGAGTGCTGGAATGAGTTTGTCCTCCGGAGAAGATGAAACGCCGCGTCATCATCCCGGCCGCCGGCGAGGCGGTGCGTTTCGGTGGAGTGCCCAAGGAGATGCTCCCGATCTCTGAGGAGGAAACCCTGCTCGGCCGCGCGGTGCGGATGGCCCGCCGCATCGGCGATCCCGTCATCATCACCAACCGGAAGAAGGAACACCTGCACCGCCGCCTGGCTCCGGACGTCGAGATGATCGTGAAGGAGGATCCCAAGCATCTCGACTTGTGGGGATCCATCTTGCTCGGACTGAAACATGGCGTCCCGGGCGGGCTGATCCTGCCGGACACCGTGACGGATTTTGATCCTTCGACAATCCCCGCGGACATGCCGATTGGTTTCGGCACTTTTCAGACTTACACACCGGAGCGGTTCAGTTGCCTCACCCAAGGCCGCATTGCCACGAAAGAATATGGCGCGGCGGTCCCCGCCTTGGCTTGGGGCGTGGTGGTGTGGTCCGGGCTGGTGAGCGAAGCGTTCCTGGGCGGAGCCTTCAAAACTTACGATCCGGTTTTCCAGATGGTCATGCGGACCATGGGCTACGGCACCTTCCCGCTGCATTACTATCACGACCTCGGCACGTTCGTGGCCTATCGCGAGTTCCTGTTGTCCCAAAGGATAAAAGGACCGCATCCGCTAATGGATTGCCCGCAGTGTGGCGAGTTTTGCGCACACGGGCACGAGTGTAAGCCGAACCTAGCAAAGGACAAATCTAGCCTGTCAATTTAATTGACACCCGTTCTGCCCGATATGGCGGCATCCGACTGGGCAGAGATTTATCGCAGCTACTCCCCGGAGGAGTTGGCCACTGAGATCGTCGAACTCAAGAAACAAAAATCCGTGTTCTCTTCCCAGCAGATCGGGAGCAAGTCCTACACGAAAGATCTCCAAATGCTGCAAAGCCAACTGCAGGCGGCCATCAGGGTGCAGAATGGCCGGAAGGCGCCGGAGGGTGAGTTTTCCGGCGTGGTGGACTTTAGCGGAGTCAACTCGAACTAAGCGATGAGCGAGTCGAAGCTTACCTTTCTGGATCGCGCCATCGCGACGGTTTCCCCGAGCCTGGCGGTCCGTCGCGCGGTGGCGCGGTATCATCTCCGGGAATTCTCGGAGGGCAGTTGGGAGCGCGGCAGCAGCGGCGGCCGGTCCCGGCACGCGTCGAGTGAGAGTCAGCGGAACAACCGCAAGCGCATCGATCGCATTTGGGAGGCCCGCGACATGGAAGAGCGGTTCTGTTTTGTGCGCGGCACGAACAACCGCCTGGAGCAATACGTCTGCGGCCACATCAACTATCAGGCCCAAACCGGCACGCCGGAGGTGGACCGCGAGTATCAGGACTTTTTCCACGATTGGTGCACCCGCGCCGACATCACCGGCCGGTTTCGTCTGAGGGAACTCGCGGGCATGGGATTCCGCGGCATGGTGCGCGACGGGCAGCATGGGTTTATCCAGGTGCAGGAGGGCGAGGAGCTGCGCCTGCAGGCCGTCGAGGGCGACCGAATCGGCGACCCGGGCAAGATCACGAACGACGAGCGGAACATTGGCGGCATCAAAATCGGCGACCGCGGGGAGATCGTGGGCTACGAGATCACGAAGCGATCGCGGCAGGGTCAATACACGCCGGACGTTACGGTCGAGCCGGAGAATTTCATCCATCTCTACAAGGCCACCCGCAGCGACCAATACCACGGCGAGAGCTGGTGGTCGGCCGCCCTTCCTCACGCCCGGGACATTCACGAGGTCATCGCCTTCGAGAAGCAGGCCATGAAATTCGCTTCGATGTTCGCGGGATTCATTAAGTCGAAGGATCCCTTTGCGCCTGCGACCGGAACGTCCTGGGCCACGCGCAAGAGCGGGCCCGGCGGGGCGAATACCATGGAAGCGCAGGCGGGCCGCATCCAGAAGCTCATGGAGGGCGAGGAAATCATTTTCCCGACGTCCACCGGTCGGCCGAGCGGCAACCTCATCCAGTTCATCGACATTCTTTATCGGGAGTGCGCCCATTGCCTCGATATGCCTTTCGGCTTCCTGTATAACATGGGTGATCTCGGTGGCGTGAACTCGCGCATCGAGCTCATGCTGGCCTGGCGCGGCATCCGTCGCATGCAGCAGCTCATGGAGGAAAAATTCCTCCAGCGGGTGAAGGACCGCGTGCTCGACCTCGGCATCGCCTTCGGCAAGATCACGCCGCACCCGAATTGGAATAAGGGCAAGTTTTCCTTCGGTTCACAGATCACCGGCGACAGCGGCAACTTCATCCAGGAACAGATCCTGATGTTGCAGAACGGCCTGACCACCCGCAGCAACATCATCGAAATGATGCTCGGCATGTCCAATGCCGATGTGGTGGACAAGCTCGCCAGCGAAATCCTCGAGTATCAAACGGCGGCGGCCGAGAAGAAGATCCCGGTCGAGTTGATCAACGCGAGCCTGCCCAACGCCACTCAGCTCCTAGCCGCCATCAATACGCCACCGGCCGTGCCCGAGCAGCCCAAGGGCCTCGTCGGCAAAATCGGCAGCAAGGAAGTCGAGCCGCTCATGGATCTCCTGGAGAAATACGGCACCGGCAAGATCGACCGGCCCTCGGCCATCAATTCCATTGTGATGCTCTACGGCACCACCCGCGCCAAGGCGGAGGCCATGGTTCCGAAAAAGCAGCCGGAGGCGGCGAAGGCAATCGGTGCCTCGCGCAAAGGCGCAAAGCCCGCAAAGGATGACAAGCAAGGAAAAGACGAATGAAACCTGAAAAGCTGAAACCCGAAAATCCTTACCGTAAGGATCGTTTCAAAAACGCCGCCGTCGGCACCGGGGCCCTCGCGGTGGGCGCGGGTGGATTGTATGCCGGAGTGCAGGCGGGTCGTGCGGCCAAGGTCGCCGGCGCCGCTGCCGAGGAGAGCCGCAAGGCGGCGCGGAATGCGCGGGTGATCACCGGTGGAGTGCGGCGGACCGGCGCGAAGATCGTCCGGGCCGGTTTGTTCATCAAACGGCAGATTGCGAAGATTCCCGGGGTGAGGTTCTCCGCGATCGAACTCGCGGAGCGAAAGAAGGAGGCGAAGCCTCTGCCCTCCGCCGTGAAGGCCGGGATCTCCGCTGCGGCCAGTGGCGCGGCCTTGGGGCTCATTCCTGCTTTGCGCAAGGGCACCGGAGTGAAGAAAGTTTTGAAGTCGGTTGCTACCGGGGCCGGACTAGGCGCGACATTGGGTGGCGGCGGAACGGCCATTGGAACAGCCATACTAGGCCAGCCGCGCAAAGAAGAAGGCGCTCCCATCACGAAACGTGCGGCCATCGGCGGCGGCATCGGCGGTGCAGTCCTGGGCGGGGCTGGTGTCGTGATTGCGCGCAAAGTTCGTCGCAAGCTTCCATTGGTAGGCTCCCCGGCGCGGGCCCTTGTCAGCGCCTCGAAAACTCTCCGTCCTGCTCAGTGGATCCGCAAGACCCCGCTGCCGGTGGCGGCTGCGATCGGCGCGGGTGGGGGACTTGTCGCCGGTGCCGCTCATGCCTCCGACGAGGGGCAGCAGGTGGACACGATCAACAATCTCAAAAAGGACAAAAAGAAACGCATGCTCTCCGCCCTTCCATCCCGTCTCCGCGCCACCATCGAGTTTGCCATCGTCGGCTACGAGGGCGGCATCCCGCTCACCGGAAAAGTCGCCCGCGACCGCTACGTGAAAAAGATCCGTGATGAGGATCTGGACCGCCGCGACGCGAACATCCTCCGCGCAGGTGCGGCGGGAGCTGCTGCGGGTTTGCTCAGTCGCGGAAAGGCTCGGGCAATCAAGACGGCTGCCATCGGTGCGGCCATCGCCGGCGGCGGTGTGCTGGGCATCCGTAAGATCACGGAACGAAGCCGCGATCCCTACGGCGAACGCTCGCGGGAAGCGAAGCGGGCGGAAACTGCGCCGGCCGTGGCCGGTGTGCTGGCGTCCGGACTTCTGGCTTCCGGACGTTTGAAATTGCTGCCCCGCCGTCTCGCCGCCACCGTCGCCCTCATCGAGCTCGGCAAAAAGGACCAGCCGCGTTTCAAGGAGAACAAGCAATACGCCGATCCCTTGAGTGCCTATGGCAACAATGCCAGCCTGGTCGACGCAAGCGGCAACCCGACACGCCTCACGCAATCGCAGATCGTTAATGCCGCGTGGCGGGGCGGGCATCAAATCCGCAAGACCGTTCGCCGCAGCAGCAACCTGGTTTCCGATGTGGCCGACGTCGCCGCCGGTCGCCGCAAAACGGGCGGCCGCAAGCGCGAGTGGGAGAAAGAGTACTTCCGCAATGGTCTGCTCACGGCGGCCAGCGCGGCGGGCCTGATCGGGCATGCCGTGGCGCGGCGCAAGATTCCCCGCTACCGCAAGGCGTCCGACAAGGTGATCACTTCCGCCAAGGGGCAGATCTCGAAAGTCCGCTCCAAAGCGGACGACCTGCTGGGCCTGGAGGCCCTTCCCGGCCGTCTGGCGGTGACGGTTCATCACTTCGATGCCGTGGCGCAGGCGAATGGCTGGGATGTGCGTGACCCGCGCGGCAAGAGCGCCCGGGTGTTTGCTCCCGGCTCGCGCAAGCGCGTTCGCCGTCCGGCCGACTGGCACGAAACGAAGGACGGCCAGCGCAAGATCCTCGGCACCCTCGGCGCCGCCGGCACGGTCGCGGCTCTCATTGGTGGCATCGCCATCGGCCGCAAGACTGCCCCACCGAGAAAGATCATGCCCGCCGTGAAGTCGCATCAGCGTCCCGGCTACCGCACGAAAAACATCGCTGTGATCTCGCGGCGGACCTTCGTGAAGGCTGGGGAAAATCTGGCCTGACGGGTTGACACTCGCCCGTGGTTTTCAAATTGCGATCCATCAAACCATGAAACTTCCGATCCATGAATAAACTCAAAGCCATCGTCACCGCTCGCGCCATCGAACTCGAAGCCAAGCTCGACACCAAACTTTTCGGCGTCTATCGCGATCCGGCCACCGGCAAGTATCTCAACGAGGACGGCAGCGAGGCCACGGCGGGCTCTTTCAAATCCGTCGGCGGTGCGGTGAAAGCCGTTGCGGCCGGTGGTGCCATCGGCGGCGCGGTTCTCGGTGGCAAGGCATTGGCGGGTCGCTACGGCGCGGACCAGGCCACCAGCCCCTCCAAGGCGGCGATGGCCATCGGTCGCGGTGTGGGTCGTGACGTCACGGACGCGGCCAAATCCGGTGCCCGCAAATCTCTCCTCCCCGTGGCCAATGCCCTCGACAACCTTTCCCAGCGCGCAAATCGCGTGGCGGGTGTCACGGCTCAGTCTGCGGTCAAGAATCGCGGTCTCCGCCGCACCCTCGGACTCATCGGCAAAGCTGCCCTGCGTCCTGTCGCTATGTCCGAGGTGGTCAAAGGCCGCTTGATCGAACTCAGCGATAAAGTCGATGACATGATTGAGTTTGGCTCTGGCGAAGAGGTTGCCACGGCTTTGCTTGGTTCGCCGACCGTTGCTGCTTACAAGGCGCGTAAGGGGAAAAAGTGGGACGCCGCGAAAGAAGCCTATGGCAACACATTGGTCGATACTACCATTGGTGCGACCTCTGGAGCTGTTGGTGGGGCAGGACTTGGCATTGCTGCCTTAAAGACCAAAGCGGGCCGCAGGATCGCTGCGCGCGTTGGAAATGTAGCGCGTTTCCCCCGCGGGCGCGGAAGGCTGGCCGCTGCGGCTGCCGCTACTGGTGCGGTTGCCGGCCTTTATGGCGGCGCGATTTCTGGGAAGGTTCATGGCGAGCACAGCAAGAAAGCCCGCGAAATTCGCAGTCGTTACGTGTGAGCAGGCTTTCCCGTCTCCGTCCTGGCATGATCCAACTCGCGGTCATGCCTCTTGGGGAGAAACCCGGCGATGATTGTTTGGGCTCTTGCTCTCCGGCTCCCGGCCCCCGGGTCTGGTATCCCTCGCTCTATCTCCGCCGCCTCAAAAAATCCATCGACCTTCCCGACGAAGGCGAGGCCAAGATCAAGTTCAAGGTCACCAGCCGCGAGACGAACACTCGCAACGGCGAGACGCGGCACAGTGCCACCATCGATGTCATGAGCATCGAAACGCCGGACAAGGAGGAGAAGAAACCCGTCGCGGCCGTCGCGAAGAAGGTCAATCTCTCTGCTCTCCGTCCTGGCATGATCCGCCTGGCCGATTCCCGCCCGCGCGATGGTAACGGGCAATACGTCGCCAACGAAACAGGCGGCGCCGATCCGAACAGCATGGCCGCGGCCTATGGTGGCGTGGTGGCCGAGAAGCAAAAGCGCATCGGACTTCTCACCCGTCTGCGTCGGACGTTGCGGCCTGGCATGGTGCCTCCGCCGGTTCCCGGGGTTTGATTTTATGGCACGCGGCACGGTCAAGTGGTTCAACGACAAAAAGGGTTTCGGTTTCATCGAGGATCCGGCGCAGTCCGGTGATGTTTTTGTGCATCACTCCGCCATCGAGATGAAGGGTTTCAAGACGTTGGCCGAGGGTGCCGCCGTCGAATACGAGGCGGTCAGTGAGGCCAAGGGCCTGCGGGCGAAAAACGTCCGCGTGGTTTAAGGGCACGAGGGCGGCGTCCCTCCATTGACAACGCTGTTGCTGGCATGAGCGAGCCAGCAATGTTTCATTTTCACATCCCCCTCTCCGGTCGCGTTGATCCGGAGTCCGCCGTCATCAAAGGCGTGGCGGTCATCACCGGCGGAGTCACCGCCAAGGGTCACAACCTCGAAGTCGATGAAAAGACCGTGGACCAAATCATCTCCTGCGGCAAAGCGGCCGGCAAGGTCCAGGTCAAATACAACCACAAGAGCGGCGTCGAAGCTATCGGTGGTTATCTCACGAACTTCCGCCGCGAGGGCGAAAAAGGCGTGGCCGATTGGTATCTGCTCAAAACCCACGAAGAGACGGCCAAGACCTTGGAGAAAGCCCAGGCCATGCCGGGCTGCTTCGGCCTGAGCGCATCCTTCGCCGGTCCGGAGAAAGGCGAGCGCATCGGCAAGAAAAATTACGCGCGGTGCACCGAGCTGGTTTCCGTCGATTGCGTGCCGAATCCGGCCGCCAATCCCACCGGACTTTTTTCCGCGAAGGAGCACGAAACGGTTGACAACACCGGAAGGAATCAAATGCCCAAAGAAACCGCACCCGTCCAGGAGCCCACGATGGCCGAAGTTATGGAAGCCATCAACGGTCTCAAAACCCACGTTGATTCTCGCTTCCAGGAAATCGAAGGCCGCTTCGAATCCCAGGAACCCCTCACTGCCGAGGAACTCGAAGCCGCGCTGAAACTCAGCGACGACGAGATCGCCGCGCAGTTCGATGGCGCCACCCGCGAGCAGGTGCAAGCCACGCTCGATCACGTGCTGGCCAATGCCGACACCGAAACCGAGACCGAGACCGAGCCCGCTCCCGCTTCCACGGAAGCCGTCGCCGCTCTGGCCCGCGAATTCCGCGGCAAGATCCACGATCTAGCCAGCAAGATCGGTGCGACCACCGAGCAGCAGGAGCAGGCGGAAGTCCTCCAGCAGTTCGAGGTCATCGAGCAAAAATACGACGCCCTCGTCGAGCTCTGCGAGCAGAAGGATCTCCAGATCGCCAGCCTGCAGCGCATCGTCCGCTCCACTCCCGGCCGTGCGGCCAGCCCCGGCGCGGAAAGCGTCCGGATGTTCTCCACCAACGAGGACGGCACGGAGCGCACCGAGTTCGAAACGCTCTGCTCCGCCAAGGTCGTGGAACTCTCCGCCAAGGATCCCAAGGCCGGTCCGAACACCATCAAGGCCCAGGCCCTGCGTCTGGTGAAAAAGGAAAACCCCCGCGCCTTCTCCGAGCACCAAGCCGCTCGCGGCATCGTGGAACTCGCCGACTAACCGCCCACCAACCAAAGGAAAACCACACCATGAGCGCAATCATCGAACACGGCAGCGACAGCTTCGTTGCCGACTCCACCACGGGCGTCGCGGCCAATCTCCGCGTCAAGCTCACCAGCGGCGGCAAGATCACTCCGGCTAGCGCCAGCGAGCAGGAAATCGGCGTCACCAAAATCAAGACCTCCGACAACAAGGAAGTCGCCGAAGTCCGCCTGCGCAATGCGCCGGGCAGCGTCGCAGTCACAGCCGGTGACGCGGTTGTAGTCGGGGCGGTCGTGAACCGCGCCGCCGGCGGCAAGGTCACCACGGCCGGTTCCTCGGCCTACGGCATCGCGGCCGAAGCAGCCGCCGTCGATGGCGACGTGATCACCGTTTACCCGCTCTAACCCCGTCGTCCCACTGAAACCACCAAAAAGCCATGTATAAAAATACCGACGCCATCATCCGACCGGAGTTGCAGGTCACCGTGCAGGAAGCCCTCGAAGCGGACAAGTTTTTCATTGCCGACAAGATCTTCCCGCTCTGGCCCAGCAAGACCGAGACCGGCACCTATCGCAAAATCAAAAAGGGCACAGGCGGCGTTCTGCGGATGACCGGCAGCGATCAAACGCTGCGTGCGCCTCGCACTCCCTACAAGGAAGTCGATCGCACCTACGAGAAGGCCAGCTACACCTGCCGCGATCGTGGTCTCACCGAAGTGGTGGACGACAGCACCCAGGCCGATCTCTCCCGCTTCTTCGACGCGGAAGAGACCGCCACCCGGCTCACCCTCGCCGACATCCTCCGCGCCCAGGAAAAACGCGTGGCCGACAAGGTGATGGACGAGTCCGTGTGGGGCAAGGTCGACGCCGCGGTGGCCTACACCGAGGCCCTCATCGCCACCATCGACATCCCGCAGGACATCGAGGAAGCCATCGCCCGCGTCCAGAAACGTGGCGAGCTGGTCAACACGATCGTCCTCTCCCGCAACATCTGGAAGCGCATCCGCCGCTCCACCCTGCTGCGCAAATACATCTACGGCGACAACGCCGGAGGCAAGATCATCACGAAGGACGTTTTCCTGAGCACCTTCCAGGACAGCGCCCCCATCACGAACCTCCACATCGCGGAAGCCGTTTACTCCACCGCGAGGGATAACCAGGAAGTCACCGATGCCAAGCTCGCCTACATTTGGGGCGACAGCTACATCTGGCTCGGCAATGTGGCCGAGGGCGATCCGAACATGGGTGGCGCCGGCCGCGTCATCTACTGGGAAGAGGACGCCGAGTTCAACTACGTGGTCGAGACCTACCGCGACGAACCCCGCCGCTCCGATGTGGTGCGCGTTCGCCAGAACAACGAGGAGCACGTGGTCAACGAGTGCGCGGGAACACTCATCAAAACCAACTACGCATAGAAAATTTCATCTCCCGGTGAAAAGCCCACAGCCCACGACCAGCAATGGCCGTGGGCTGTTTTTTTGAAACCAAAAAACCATGAAAGCCAAAGTCAATAACCTCGTTGTGATCTCCGATCTTCACGCGGGCTGCCGCCTTGGGCTGTGTCCGCCGGAAGGTGTGCCGCTCGACGATGGCGGTCTCTACAAGCCGAGTCCGCTGCAGTTGGTGATGTGGCAATGGTGGGAGGAGTTTTGGGATGTCTTTGTCCCGGCGGCCACGAAGCGCGAGCCCTTTGATGTGGTGGTGAATGGCGACGGGCTGGATGGTGTGCCGCACAATGCAGTCACCGGGATCTCGAACAATATGGAGGACCAGTGCGCGGCCTTGCGCCTGGCTTTGGCGCCGACCTTGCAACGGCAGAAGCACATGCGCCGCCTGTATTGGGTGCGGGGCACGGAGGCCCACGTGGGCAAGAGCGCATCCTTCGAGGAACGCATGGCCCGCGAGCTGGGGGCCAAGGCAAACCGCGAGGGGCAATTCGCGCGGTGGGAACTCTGGAAAAGTTGCGGCGACCATCTGGTGCATTTCCTCCATCATGTCGGGACGACATCGAGCAGCGCCCATGAGTCGAGCGCGGTCAATGCCGAGCTGGTGGCCGAATACGTCGAGGCTGCCCGCTGGGGCGAGCGGCCGCCGAATGTCATTGTGCGCAGTCACCGGCATCGCAACATCGAGGTCCGTATTCCCGGCAAGGCCGGGATCGCCACGGCGGTCGTGACCCCGGCCTGGCAGCTCAAGACGCCCTTTGCCTTCAAGATCGCCGGGGCCCGCCTGGCTCCGCCGCAAATCGGCGGCATCGTGATCCGTTCCGGTGATCGCAATATTTTCACCGACCCGTTTGTCCGTCACATCGAACGCGCCCCCGTCGAACACTAAACATGAGAATAAGCATCGAAGAATGGCTCAAGGAACTGGATGGCTTGCAGGCCGCCCAGCCCGATGGATTCACCACCCGCGAGTTGGCTGCGGCCAAGAATGTGAGTCAGCAGCGGGCCGGCGAGATCATGCGCAATCTGGTCCATGGAGGCGTGATGATCTGCAGCGGCCGCCGGCGCGAAACGTCCATGGATGGGAAGCCGTGCTATGTGCCGGTCTATAAGATCGCGGCGGGGAATCCGCCAAAGGCTGTAAGCAAAAAGAAGAAATGACTTTTGATGATTCGTTTGCCGGGGCCGACACCGAGGCGTTCAAGGTGATGGCCGACACGGACCCGGTTACGCTTTCGCATCCGGAGGCCGAGGCGTTCGATACCAACGCCATCGTTTATCCCGGCGGTTCCCAGGGTTCCGTGGCCCGCATCGGCGGGCAAGGTCAGGTCAACGATCTGCAAGCCGAGCTGACCGACAAGGACGTCCGCGAGCACGGCGTGGCCTCGGGCTGGCGTCTGCGCTGGAAGGGACTCGACTTCCGCATCACTGCGATGGTGCCTCAAGGATCCACCTTCACGGCTGTCTGCATTGCCTTGGGAGACGGAAGAGAAGGCTGAAGTATGAAGGCTGAAAGCTGAAATTTTATGAGTGAATTACCAACGGCCGACGCCACGCAACTGCTCGAAGATGCCGCCGTGGAGGCTATCGCAACCGGCGAGCATCCGTCATTTCCCGACGGGCTCCAGCTTGGCGTGCAGGTCCGGCCCGGGCGTTCCAAGCTCGCGTGGCCGGCAAACTATGTCGCGGTCAATGGCGACGACCAGGAGCCGAAACACGCCGAGGCCGGTTTGTGGATGGTCAACGCGACGATCTGGTGCGTGACGGACACGGAGGAAAAGGATGCCGTGGCGACGGCGGCCGCGCTGAAAGCCAAGATGGTGCGCTGGCTGCGTCCTGGCTGCCCGCTGATCCGGTGGGGAAATGAGAAGATCTTCATTCATGGGCTGACCGTTTCGGGGCCGGTGCAGCCGGTTCGTCGTGACTTCACCTATGCCGATGTGATCCCGGTGCGGTTCGCTGTGCGCGTGTATTGACACGGTGCGCGGAATTACTATGGCCGACATTAATATCACTCCCTCTCTCGTCAAGCCCTCCGCCTCCGCTCTGGCTGCGGCGAAACGCGGTGTCTCCGGTGGCGCCATCACAGCGGGCTCTCCCGTCTATGTGGACGCGGCCGATGGCCGCAAGATCAAGCTGGCGGAAGCGGGCGACACGACCGCCAAGGCCGATGTGGTCGGCATCGCCCTCACGGGTTCCTCGGCCGGTCAGCCCGTGCTCTACGCCACGCAGGATGCCGCGCTGGATCTCGGTGTGACCGTGGGCAACCGCGTGACCGTCGTGCTCTCGGCCACGGCGGGCAAGATGTGCCCCGATGCCGACATCGTGGCCGGTCGCAAGACCGTCCTGGGCGTTGGCAATGGCACCACGAAAATCAATTTCAAACCCATCGCTGGGTAGCCTTTCTTCTTAGCGGGAGAAATCTGAGAGAGCGGCACGCCGCGCGGTTTATTGGTCCGCGCGGCGTGTTCGTTTGCATCCTTACCGTAAGGATGGCTGGATGACAGGACCGGACTCATTGGCAAATGAAGAAGAGCCGGGGCTTGCGCCGTACTTGGAACGGACTGGAGGCGGCGGGCCGGACGCAGCAGTCTGCGCAATATGGATCGTGGGCCAATCGCAAGTCGGACCCGGTGGCAGACCGGTTGGCGCGCTTGATTGGTTGACATTGCGCCGAAGTCATTATGGCACTCGAATTTTTCGGCGAAGATTATCACTTTTTGCAGGATGGCGACGTGGACAAGGACGGCCTGGCCAACGTCAAATCCGCCACCCTTTCCGGCGACAAGGAAACCGAAGTGTGGGGCAAGGACGGCAACGGCGAGCACAACGCCCTGGCCATCGGCAACCTGAAATACTCCGGTGAAAAGACCGGGTACGTTTCCGCCTTCGAGCCCATCAGCGTCGTCGGCCAGATGGCCGTGGCGGGCGTGAACCTGATCAAAAAGGGCTTCCGCATCAATGCCACCTTCGAGGACTTCTCCGAAGGCACCCTCACCGGCGTCGGTGCGCCTGGCCTCAACCTCTAAAAATTCCACACAGTTCATGGGCCGCATCCTTACCGTAAGGATGCGGCCTTTTGCTTGAAACGATGGCTGGGCGTTTTCTCCACGATGAGCGGTATGCCGAGGCTCTCTTTAATCTCGACGATCCCCGGCGCCCCGGCTGGTCTCTGCATCGCGTTTTGGGCAGGCCGCTGCGGCCGTTTTCGATGTGGCACAAGTTCCAGCTCGAATACGCGAACTCCCCGTTTCTCACTGGCGGTCCGGTGACGGTGCCCGATCTGGAGCTCGCGGTTTCGATTTGCCGGTCTCCCTATCCCATTCGTGGCGACTTTCCCCGCCGGTCTGGCTTGGCGAAAATCCTCTGGATGTTGTGGGCCGAGCGGGTGGACGTCTTCACCGCGCGCGATGCCTTCCATGAGTATCTGGCCGACTATCACAGTCCGCCGAAATTGTGGGAGACGAAGAGTAAAAAAGGCGGCCGCCGCGATGTGGACGACAGCCTGGAGGAAGTGACGCTCTACCGGTCCACCACGGGCTGCACGTTGGAAGAGGCATGGAACAAGCCGACGGGAATGTTGCTATGGGAGAACATCCTTCACGCCCGTCGGCAGGGCGCGGAGGTGAAGGTGTTCACTCCGATGGACGAACGGGCCTTCGCCGCGCAGCTCAAGAAACGCGCGGAAACCATCGAACGGCTCACCAACGAAATCATGGAAAAGGAATCGCTGGGGCCCAAGGAAGCGAGGGCCAAGGCGGTCAAATTCTATTGGGACACGGTGAACAAAAACAAACGGCGGAACGGTTTCAAGTGACACTCGTCTGAACGCATGGCCATTCATCAACAGCCCGGTCCCGGCGCATCCGCCGCACAGCAGGCCAGCACGCAGGCGCGGGCAGCCGCGAACTTCATGGACATCGTTCGTGCCAAGGGTGGCGCGGCTTTGAAGATCCTCAACGACTTCGCCGGTCCGCTCGCTCTGGCCAGTGGCGCGGCTCTGGCCTTTGCCGGTGCCATGGCCCGGGGGTTGCGGCAAACGGAACTGGTGCAGCGCGGACTCGAGAAGATCGCGAAGATCCAACTCTACACGCCAGAGTTCGCCAAGATGCTCGGCGGGCTCGGCCAGGCGCGGAGGCGGCTCGAAGAAATCTGGCGGTCGCCGGCGCGGAAGGTTTTCGCCTTCGATGATCTGGCGCAAGGCAACAAGAAGCTGGAGATCCTGACCGGCGGTTTGCTCTCCGGTAAGCGTGGCATGAAGGAAATCGGCGATGCCGCTGCGGCCGGTGGGACGTCGTTCAACGAGATGGCGAGCATTGTCGGTGTGCTCTACGACGATCTGGCCAATGGCCGCCCGATTGGCGCGGCCGTGCAGCAGCTCCGGATGCTGGGCGTGATCTCGACGCCGGTGGCCGATAAGCTGGAAACCCTCGCCGCCAGTGGCGCGGGTTTTGCGGCCGTGTGGGGCGCGGTGCACACGGAAATCCGCAAGTCCAACGGCAGCATGAAAACGATGGAGGCCACCATCGCCGGATTGCAGGCCAAGCTCTCTGCCGCGAAGGACGAGCAGGCCAAGACCGTGGGTGAACAATTCGCCGAGGGCGAAAAGGCCGGACTCGACGCGCAGATCCGGGCGACTGAAGCCATGACGCCCGTGCTGAAATCCGTGGCCGTGATTCTCGGCACGGTCTGGAGCTGGTGGCAGAAGTGCAAGCTGGCCGTGGTGGAATTCGCTGCCTCCCTGCCTGGCGTGAAAGGTGGGCTGGTCGGTGTGCTGACCGGATTCGCCGCGCTGATCTTCATGCTGGCGGCGTTTTCTGTGGCCACGACCATTCAAGGCATCATCGCGCTGACCGCATCGCTTTACGCATGGGCCGCTGCCTCGTCTGTGGCGGCCGGGGCGACCGGAGTATTCGCCCGCGCCGTGCTGGCCCTTGGCGGCGTGCTGCGGCTCGCGCTGGGGCCTTGGGGTGCATTGATCGGTTTGCTCTCCGTCGTCGCGGGGATCATGGCCAATGCCGCCATCGAGGCCCACACCTTCGGCAAGGCGCAGGAGGATTTGAAAAAATCCGTGCAGGAGACGAATCAATCCCTGCAGGACCAGGTGAAGCAGATTCAGACACAGGGCGAAAAATCCGCCGCCATCGGTGCCACCGGCAAGGAGGTCGTGGACGCGCAGGACCGTCTCGCGCAGGCCGAGGCCGAGCAGCGCAAGGCGGCTGCCGATTGGAATCCGCTCAACGACGGCGGTGCTTCCGATGCCGTCGCGGAGCGCAAGAAGGAACTCGAAGAGGCCCGCAAGACCGCCGCGGCCGCGCAGAACGCTCCCACGGATGCCGCCGTCGAGTCCCTCATGGGCGACGACTATCAGGCCGCCAAAGCGCAAAGCGAGGTGCGCCAGCGTCAGCTCGCCGAAGAGGCCAAGAAATTGCAGGAGCAACGCGCGGCCGTCGAAGCTCTCGACAAAGCCCGGGCCGGAAGCGGTGGCGTGGCCGATGGGTTCGCCATCAAATCCGCCCAGGACCGTGTGAATGCGCTCGGCGCCGGCGGCAAGACCGCCGCGCAAATCGCCGAGGAACAGCGGGGCGTGGCGCAGAAGCAAGGTGCAGAAGCGAATTCCTTTTCCAAGGACAATCTCGACCGGCTTTTCAACATGCAGCAAGCCGCGTCCCAAACAAGGTCCGGGGCTTTGCGCGAGCAGTTCAAGGCCACTGGCGACACCGATTTGCGCGACCAGGCCGACAAGCTCGACGACGAGATTTTTCGCAAGAAACGGGAGCGCGATCTCCTCGCGTCCGGTTATTCCCGCGAGGACGCGCAGAAGCAGGCCGGTGCGGAGAATTCGCTCAACCAAGCCATCCGCGAGCGCGAGCGCGCTGGCACGCCACAAGTGTCCTCGCTCGCGGCCATTGGTGGATCAGCGGGCACAGCGGGATTGATCAGCGAGGTTCCCAAGCAGCAACTCGAAACGCTCAAGGCCATCGATCGCAAGCTCAAGGATCTCGACGGAACGGTGAAGCGTGGCGTCTCCGACCACAACGACGACCGGCACTACGAATAGTGTCCAACTGACAGCGGGCGCGGCGCATGGAGTATTTCGGAGAATTCACCCCGTGGCTGTCGAATTGGATTGAGGACCGGCTCGGCTGCCATCGCGCCACCATTTCCTGCCGGTGGAACTCGGGAAAACCCAACCGTTCAACGGCGGTCGATCTTGGCACGTTCACCGACGGCGTGGTGTTTCCTTACGTTCGTTCTGAGCACAACGGCGACGAGGGCGGCCAGGGCATCACGAATCACTATTTCGAGGGCGTTCCCGCTGAGATTCCTGACCGCGTTTCCTACGAGTTCCAAGGTTCCTTCAATCAGGAGCCGATCACTTCCCATCCGAAAATCGGCGAGCTGCTGAAGAAATACAAAGGCCGATTGGAGGATGGCGAGATCCTGTGGGCCGAGAAAGACCCCACCCAGCAAAGCAAGCGCAAGGGAACGAACCGCAAAGGGGCCGTCGTCGAAGGCATCAATCCCATGTATGGGGTGCAGGCGTATCTGGCAATCGGGGCGGTGTGGACTGTGACTCGGCT